CGCTCGATCTCCACCTCACCCGTGACAGCATCGATCACAGTGAAGGCTTTCCATGAGCCCGTTCCAGACACCTCCACCTTCTTGCCGTCGATCTCGTGCTCACCTCCCTTTCGAACCACATCGAAAAGCTCCTCATCCTCGAAGATACCCTTACCGAAGTGAATCTGAAACTTACATGACCTGAACGGGGGTGACACCTTGTTCTTCACAGTCTTGGCGGACACGTTGATACCGATGACATCGCCGCTCGAGTCCTTGATTGGCTGGCCCGCACCCAACTTGATGCGAACAGAAGAATGGAACGGAATCGCTTTCATGCTAATCCAACAGTTTCTTGCTGGCATGGACTATATCTTCAAGGATGTTTTCGTGTGATTTGTTTTTGAGCTCGGATGACCAGTATCTCAACACTTGATAACCTGATTCCTTGATAGACTCTTCTCTTTGCGCGTCGCGCTCCCAAATTTCCGATGCGAGCATCTTTTTTCCTCCAATCAGATCGTCAGGCTTATATCTGGCTGGATTTGCATGCCAGTAATCGCCATCGATTTCGATAACCAAGTTATGGTCAGGTAGAAAGAAGTCGCAATAGAATTTTGAGACTGAAAACTGCTGTTGAAAGTCTATTCCCAGCTCTCTCAAGATGTTTGCAAACTTGACTTCACACTTCGTGTTTCGTGATGAACTAGGCAACTTGTTTTTAGATTTCCAGATTACCAACCTTTTATCTGCTTCTTCAGTGCCAAACTCAATTTCCCATCTCTGGTAATTGGATAATTTCATCCAATCGCTTGGAGGGTGTCCTGAATAGCTTTCCGGTCTTTCGGCGGCAATTTTCTTCATTCGTTCAGATTGTTCTGCTCTATACGCTTCGGTTTGGGTTGCTTTCCGAGCGCGTTGAGCTCTCTTGTTTCTGACCGAATCTGTACTAAAAACCTTCTCTGTCATCCTACGCAGATTAGCGCGGTTTTCATCCGACTCTCTCCAATCGGTGAAGCGATCGAAATTCCCCATTAGGGAATCTGGATACGCTTCCTTGTATTGAGTCGTTGTCATGCCGTGCTTTCTTAGCAGGTGAGAGTTCGTGATTGCCTTGAAGTACTTGTTGCAAACTTCACATCTGTACCCTTGTTCCGCGCTCATGGTGATTTCCTCCTCCGTGTCTCTAAGTATGTATGAAACGGGATAGCTTCACCATACTTGAAGGAATACTTTCACTAGTCTCTGAACCTTCAACCAGTTACCTGGTCGCTTGGCTGCGAATTACCCAATCCTGAATCTTTTTGAACTTTCACGCTCACGATTGCTCGTCACGTTGTAGTGCTTCAGGCTCTAAGGGCGTCCTCGCAATTCACGGAATGAATTTGCAGTTTAGGCCCGTGCGTGGGAGGCAAGCATTTCACCACCCGGGGTTGTGTTGTGGTTGACGTGACCGTTGGCAATATAGCACTCGCCGTCTGGTACCGACAGATCAACTACGTCAATGGAAGAATCAACTCTCGTTGCCCCTGGATGATCTTTTAGCATCACCCACTCATCGTTGTGAAGAACCCTGTGAACGCTTGTACCACAAAGCTCTCCCAGGCGGTAGTGCTCATTCACCGGCTCCTTCACAATGTAACTGTGCACCCCCTTGAATCCTGTTGGGGTTTTGATCCGTAGGCCCAAATCGGACGTGTCGTATTCGCATGGAGTTGACATGTCGTCAACATTGAGAATATCTGCGATCTGCTTCAACGTAAGTGTTACTCTTCTCATTCTACTTCTCCTGTGCGTTCGCACTGCTTTGATGCTCGTCGTAAAGACGAGCAAATTGTGAATCATCGCCAAATTCAACTTCTACCTTAGTTGTGAATGGATCGACGCATGTCGGATCACCGTACATCACGCCGATCTTGTCACGGATCTGATTGAGACAGACGAAGAGAATGGACTGGTCACCGATAACACCAGTGATCTTTCGCATGCCCTTGGAGATCGCTCGAGCCTGCAGGCCGATGGAGTCCTTATCGTAATCACCAGTAAGTTCGGCTTTCGGTGAGCTGCCGGCCACCGAGTCCCAGATGATGGTGACAGGCACATCCTTCTCCATCGCCTTCACCTTCAGGATCGTCGACTCGGCAACCTGGAACACTTCCTCGGTGCAGTGAGTGTCGATGTAGACGAAGCGCTTGGAAACGTCAACACCTAGTGCTGCCAGATTCTCGACCGAGGTGGCGTTCTCAGTGTCGATATAGACGATGATGCCTCCCATCTGTTGGGTGGAGCGGGCGAGCTGTGTGGCAATGTGTGATTTACCAATGGAGGGCGGCCCGAAGATCTCCACGATTCGGCCCTCCGGCAATCCGCCGTTCCTGCGATTGGAGATGATGTAATCGAGACCTCGGCTACCAGTTGAGATCCAGCGCTTTACGTGTGTGGGCGACTCATCAACAGCGAGATTGTAAGCGACCCGTGATCCAAAGTCCTTGTTTAGGGACTTGATGAGATCTTGAGTAAAATCTTGTGTGTTATCTGGTTGTTTTTTCTTCTTTGCCATGTTCTCCTAAAAGTAAAGAGGGCTTTCGCCCTCTTATAGTAAACCCCTGATCCGGGATTTTCAACCTAGATTTTAGAGCTCGAGCTCTGCGAAAGCTGAGTCCAGATCCTTGATCTTGTTGTTGATCGCATCGCCGGCCGAATCGCTCTCGGTGCTTGCACTGAAGTTGCGACCCGTTCCTGCATTACTCTGCTCTTCGTCACCGTTGAGCCAGTCATTGATGATCTTCTCGAGTTGCTCGTAGGACTTGAGCTCATAGAGATCGTTCGGGTCGGGAATTTCATCCAGCCACTGTGTTGCCTGCTTCGGATCTTCGGAGAGCGGTGTCACCTTTGGTCGAGCAGTGACATCAGTCAGCTTCCACTGCGTACCGGGCTTCTGGTAGCACTTCACCTTGATGTCGCGGCCGGTCGTTGGGTCAGTGATGTCACCGTAGTCCTCATCAAGCATGATGTTAAGAAAACTCTGATAGACCTGCTTACCGAACGACCAGAGCTTGATGCCCGCGCCTTCCTCACCCCGAACGAGAACAGGGGCATAACAACGCATCTTCGGGTAGAGCTTCTTGGCGAGCTCGTAGGCCGACTGATCGCCAGCAGCACCGTCATCGCGAAGCTTGGTAATCAGTTCCTGGAATGGGTCAGTCTTGCCGAACTGATAGGGTGCAAGAATGCCCGGATTGTTGCCGATGTTGTAGTAGAACCAGAGCTCCTTGAACGGCTGCCCGTCGTTGTCCTTGAACGACAGCAGTCGGATGTTGGTCTCAGTGTCCGCCTCCGGGCGCCACATGATGTTGCGCCGAGAGTTGTTGCCCGAGAGTTGGTTTAGCTTCTTACGAATCGCGTCGAGATCGATAGCCATGCTTACCTCCTTAAATGTGTAATGGTTAATGGCTCAAATGTTTCGTGACAGAATTGCCACGTAGGTAGGTTAACTGTTTAGTGTGTGATGTTCAATCTTATTCTTCTTCGTCGCCGCCGAAAGATGCCTTCGCTGACCTGATAAACCGCTTACGACTGTAACCGGGAGGTGAGGCGCCGAGAGGAAGCGCGAAACCGGCAACGCCGCCAGCAGACACCTCCTCTTGATCCTCTTCCTCATCAGGCGGAAAATCGGGCTCAACAAGGAGCTCTTCTTCCGCAGATTTCGCCTCTTGAATGGCGCGACGAACAACGTGTCTCAACTGTTCAACTGTTAATTTCATCATGCTTCTAAATAGGCTCACGATCAAGCAAACCGGTGAGACGCAGGAACTTCGACAACGTGAGGTTCCACCTGTGTGAGGTGCTCCTTGAGCCACCCGGACTCAGCCTCAGCAGCCTCTGAATCAGGGACACTCACCCACCAGCACCGCGCCTCTCCGTCCCAACGATACGATCGATCCTTCAACAGCTGGTTCTCACTCATCTGGGATCCTGCCGCGAACACCCGGAATGTGCTGCGAGTTGCAGCGGTGAGGAGATCAGGCATGAGATGTGTCACCTCAATGAGCCGTAAGAGTGCGTGCGTATCAGCTTCAGCATTGTGAGCCTTATACCTAAACCCGTTCCACGCACAGAGCACAGCCAGGCTTCGGGCAGGATACTTCGCCGCGGGCCACTCTGCATCAGTCAGCGTGCAAGCCCATGGGGTTGCGGGAGGCTCCACACCAGCACGCTGCATCTCAGTCACCACCCACTTCCTGTCGAATGACGCATTGTGAGCAACGATCAGGCTGCACTTGTTGAGCAGGCCGGCGACCTTCGTCCAGTCAATCTCCTGGCCCTTTACCTGCTCAGGCGTGATGCCTGTCAGTTCTTGGGTCTCGGGTGTGAGCGGCACCTTGGGCTCTTGAAACTTTACCGATGATGCCATCGTGCCTGTGATGTATCCCGTCTCAGGGTCGCAGAAGAAGGGCAGAACGGCGACCTGAATCACTTCTCCCTGATCGGGTCGTAGGTGGGTAGTCTCAACATCTAACACGCAACAGAGAAGGTCTCTACTCTGATGGACATTGTCAATCGACTTCTGATAGTGCTCTAGCGGGGCGATAACAACCTCGCCCTTCTCATTCTCTAGGTGATTCATCTCTCTCCGATTGTGTGAGTCAGCTTTCCCGACTCATTATAACCGTGAGTGTTGTTTTTTCAATCTAGAAAACTGATCGCCCTACTTTTTGCCGCTGGGTCTCGTTGCGTGCCACGCTGGATCGGCAATCACAATCAGGCCCTCAGACGTCTGTCGGATGTTGAGATCCTTCTTCCTGCCCGAGACCCTCCACTCGGGATTCAGACTGTCTGGCAGAGCACCGATGTTCTGAAGGGCCAACATGATGGCACCAATGTAGATCTGAGGGTACTTCTCCCGCATGACGTAGGGATTGATTGTCACGACGGTCTGCCCGTTGTCAGTGAACTGCTGCAGTGATCCGAAAGCTGCTCTGAAGGTGTCATTTTCCTGCAAGGCTTGTTGCAAGGCACTGGCCATCTGACGGATCGGATCCGACCCTGACAGCCTCGTGATGCCCAAGTCACGTAGAAGAGCTTTCGGCTCCGATTGCGCCCGGGATGTGGAGTCTTTGATGTCGTTTCTCGGGCCTCCTCGTGAGAGCTGCCGTGTGTAGTCGATCCGGTCAAGGAGGTTGTTGGAAGTCTTGTTAGACTTAGACTCACCTGACTTGTTGTTTTTACCAGTGTTGGAGCCCTTCTCAGCCTCTTCCACCAGCAACGTGAGATCAATCATCTGTGACACTCTTCGTTGTGAACCTGAACTGCATGCCCCTAAGTATGTCGCTGCACTCAC